AAACCGCTATATTTTGCTGCGCGTTGTGCACCATAGTTCGCAGCCCCATGCGTTTCGGTCCGCGCGATCAGATTGGCCCTAGCGTCGGAAAGCTCTGGGACCAATTCAAGAATGCGCTGCGCCACTTCGCGCTGCCCGAGCCCTTCCGCATAGCCGTCCTCGACCGCATTTACGATCTGCTGGCGGGTTGTCTCGCTGACATAGGTAATGCGCTGGCGGATGAGTTCGCTTGAGATATATTCAATCGCCCACCGGATGAGAAGCTGAACCAGGTCTTCCTTGACCTCAATAGGTACACCTGCGGCCTTGCCTTGGTTAAGCACGTTTCGACCGAAGGCCGATACTGATGCAATTGCCATTGCCTTATATGTCGCCTCGAGTTCGCCGTAGAACAATGGCGGCAATTCGACAAATCCAGTTTGCTCCCAATGGTTGATCATTCGGCGCATAGCAGATTGCAGGTCGTTGCGCACTTGCCCGGCGAACTCTTTCGCAAGCCGCTTCAAAATACGATCTTGCCGCTTCCACTCGCGTTCGCGGTCTTCGTCAGTCCGCTTTCGCGCCATAGACCAACGCCTTTGCAAGGTTTGTAGGCAGCGTGGTATCGCCACCGGTCATGTCGCTTAGAGGCACCTGCACGGCTGACACTAGCACCACGTCGCCGCCATCGATCGGCTCAAAGCCCTTCATGGCCCGGCGCTCGTTTATGGTCAGGTCTGTTGATGCATTCGCCATGTCCCATAGCTTCGTGCGCTTGTCAGCGATGGCCGGTATGTCATCAATGTTCGGTCGAAGCTCAACGCCATAGGGAGCGGCAAGCCATACGTTCCAATCCTGAACGATGAGATCGAGAAGCGGGAGAACGGTATCCTCCCAGAACGCAAGCCGCGCCTCGGCATAGTTGGAATAGGTGTTATCGCCGGGAATGCCGAGCAGTTGCGGCGGTACACCGAATGCAAGCGCCACATCGCGCGCTGCTGAATACTTGGCCTCAATGATCCCCATATCGGTCGGGGATAGCCCCATTGATTTCCAGTCAAGCCCGCCTTCTAGCAGCATCGGGCGACCTGCGTTGCCGCTGCCGCTGTATTGCTCCTCGATCTGAGACTTGAGCCGGTTGAAATTATCATCGGAAAGCGAGTTGCCGCCTGACACAACCAGCGCACCGGATGGGCGGGCGCTGTTTTGTAGCAAGGCCTGCATCCACGCCATGCTTTCGTTATGTTGGTCGATCGAATAGGCGCCGGCTTCGATCGGGCTCATGCCGTACCAGTCATCAAGCGGATTGAATAGCTTGAGGTGCCGAACGTCGCTGTCTAGCGTTGCCTGGTCAACGTCCCATGTGATCGTGCGCCCGCCGACCGTGTAGATGTATCCCGCCGGCATCCCGGTCGGGGACGGAACGACCTTCATTCGATCGGGCCGAAGCTGGTACAGCTCACGAATATCCTGCCCGACCTTTACGCGCTCTTCGTATCCGTTGCCGGCGATCATCAGGTAGCCGACCTTGGCGCGGATATACTCGGTGCCTGACTGGAGCGGGTTAGGCTTGTTGAGTAGGTCAAGCAGCGGGTGCGCCAAAAGCTCTTGCTGCCCGCGAAACACGTTGAACTTGATTGAGGAGATGGCCTCGGCAATCTTGTTGATGGACTGGAAGGCGATAACGTTCTTGGCGTACGCCTCTTTTGCGAACGCCTCGTAGTTTCGCGGCGACCATGCGGGCTGGCCTGGATTAACCACCATGATGCTGGCGGCCCGGCTTTCCTTGATCTCGCGGCGGAAGCGGTCGAAAAAGCCCATGCTTGGCCTCAAAGTGATCTGATCGCGGGCGCGATATTGGCTTGCAGCATGTCACTAATAGCAGACATTGCAGCGTCTATCATATCATCATGTGCCGCATTCGGAAAGGTAGAAGCCTCGCTTATGAAATCTGTCAAGTGCGGAACGTCTTGCATGAGGATCACATTGCCGCTTTCGATGAGGGGCGCGGCATCAAATGCGCGGGTGATTTTATCAACGTTGCGCTTTAGGCCGATGATCGGGATTCCCTCGCGCTTGAGCGTCTGGATTAGGCCAGTGCCGCTTACCTTGTCCTCGACCTTCATCGCGCGCAGGGTTCCTTGGTTTTGGACCGCCTTATGCTTGGCCCAAAACGCGCGAGCCATCGCCTCAAGCTCTGGCGCTTCCCACTTGCCTCGGATCATGTCGAGCATGACGGCCTGGCCGGTCCCGCTATAGCCCCAGCATTGAAAGACGGAGTAGTCGTTATGGTCAGCCGTCTTTTGCGCTGTGTCGGCGTAAATGGTGCGCCACTGGATTGGAGGCGGCGCGGCCAGGTATCGCCACCAGTGATTGCGGAACAAGCCGCCGCCTAGGGGTGAGGGGCGTTGTTGAAGCTGTCCCGCCACTGCGTAGGTGCCTAGCGATTTCTCCAGTTCCGCAACCTGCGCTTCGGGGAAACGATCAGGAAACATCAGTTCGCCGTCAATGGTTCGCGGGTCGCTCCAGCCTATGCTGGTTGTTTTGGCATATGCGCTTTCGTAGCGCATCGGGATGCATAGATGATCGTATCCGAGATCGAGCGCGACCGCTGACACATCACCCTCATTGAGCCGCTGCATGATGATCACGATTGCCGATTGATCATTGTTGACGCGGCTTGGCAGCGCCTCGCGGAATGTCGTTATGCCGGCCTTGAGCTTCGTCGGGCTGTTGGCGTCATCGACCGAGTGCGGATCGTCGATGATCACGCGATCGCCGCGCGAGCCGGTCATGCTGTCAAACGCCATCGCCTCGCGAAAGCCGGTACTGATGTTCTCAAATTTGGTTTTCGCGTTCTGATCGCCGGTTAGCACTACGGGCCATAAATCCTGATACCATTGCGACTGGATGAGCCGGCGGCACTTGAGGTTGTCGCGGATTGCCAAATCCTGCTTGTGCGCCGTGCCAAGGTAGCGCATTTCCTGCATGGCGCGCGGTCCCCATTCCCATGCGGGCCATATGACGCTTGTGAGTAGGGACTTCATCGAGCCTGGCGGCACGTTCATCAGCAGGCGGCGAATGTCGCCAGCCGTTACGGCTTCTAGGTGTTGGCAGATGGCATCGAGCGCCCATCCCCATTTGAGCGTGGTTGATGGCTCCAGGATATGCCACGCCCGGCGCGCGAAGTGTGCAAGCGACCTGCGGCATAGTTCACACTCGATCGCCCGAACATCAGCCGGGCTTAGTTGCATCAGTTGCCCGCATAATTTCCGCCAGCGTCTCGGTCGATAGCTTCGAAACATCGATTGTCGGCTTTGGCGACATGCTGCCGTCTGCGCTGGTCAGGTCAAGCCGATCGCTGTACTTCTTTGGCCTAAGCTTGCCAGCCACCCACTTGCGCGCGTCAATGCGAACACGCGCCTTGTTTGCATCTTCCTCTGTGTCCGAAATTTCAATGATTTCATCAGCATAAAAGTCGGCTTGCTCCTCGCGCGCGCGGGCGTATTGCGCAGCAAACTCAGCGTCAAGCGCCAGCCACACTCTGACTGTTTCGGATGCTGGCATATCATCGGCTTTGCATATTGTGCGCAGGCTTTTTCCTTCGGCAAGTTCGATGCATATGCGGGCCTTGATCTGTGGCGTGGATGGATTAGGGGGCCTGCCACCTTTATGCTTGTTCATCCCTTACCCCTAACCGCATCGAGCGCCATCCGCAAACGATCGGCGGCGAGTGTATCACGCGATAGCATCCCGCCGTTGCCGCCGACCCATGACTTGCCGACCATGGTTCCGGTATCGTCTGCTGCTTTTAGCACTGTTTCGGGGGTCATCCCAGCACGATCCTTTTGCCCGCGTGCTCCTCTACATGGCAAGATTCGCAGATTGCCACCAAATCCTCCAATGGTTCAAATCCAACATGCTCATATGTCAGGTGATGAACCGCCGACGCTTTTTTCCCGCAGTACTGGCAAAGATGCCCGTCCCTATTCATGACTGCCTTTTTTCTGGCATCCCACTGCCATGAGGACAAATAGCCGTCATACCACTCAAGCCATTGCGCGTTGTGCTCACGGCTAAGGAATGCATTTTGCTTATAGATAAATTCCGCCCTGTCATCTTCAATTTCCCCATCTTCCGCAACATGCTTTGCAGCCCGGCATTCAGTTTCCGTTTTCCCCCATTGCAGCATTGCTCGTCTCAATCCGAGCATCGGATGCCGCCTGCTGCCGCATCTCTGACACTCGTATAGATATTTTATCGTTCCATCGGCGATTACAAACTGCCGGAACTCCAGCATATCATGCTCACATTTCTGTGCCTTTGCGTAAACTGGCTTTTCCGGCCTTTGGATCGGGTACGGTTCAAGATCGCTCATCCCAGCACGATCCTTGTCACCTTTGCGAGAGTGTATGCCACAAGCACTGCGGCCAATGCTGCTATCAGTGCCCAGCTTGCGATTTTGTGATCAGTCATTCTGTTTCCCTCATTTTCCTAACGATAACCTCCATTTGCACAACGGAGGCTAGGCGGTATGCGCTTTCTAGTCTTGCGCCGAATGATCCGTTGTCTGGCCGGCGCATTCTTGTGACAGCATGGTGATCGAGGCCTGCGCGCTTTGCCAGGTCAACAATGCTTATACCCTGCGCATCGGCTTCCGCAAAGATGGCGCGCATTATGGGGTCGCGTGCCGTGATTGGCAGCTTTGGTTTAGTCATTTCCCCCCTCCCGAGTTGCACTGCTAATTCCATCGTTGACCCTCATGGCTGCACCAGCGCGGACATGATCCGGGCTTCGTAATCGGCCTGTGCGGCAGCTTTGGCGGCGGTAAGCGATGGATACAATCTATCAAGGACATACCACTCGTCCCCATGCTGCGGATGCGATAGTCTGGTCACTAAGTAGTTGTTGCCCACTGTCGCCACACCCTCAAACTGAATGTCAGCCATTGCGCCTGGCCCGTTGTACCACTCCAGTTCCTTCACCCTTACCTTCATTTCCCGCTCCGACTCCGCAAGGATGGCTCGGGCAATGCGTTCGATCGCACGGGCGTAGCAATTTTGGTCGGGGAACTGTGCGTCTGTACCGCGCAGGGTTTCGCGCGCTATTCCCCACACGTCTTCGGGGATATCGCTGGGGCGGGTCATGGCGAGACCTCCGGCTTGCGGATAAGGGAGAAATCGGCATCGACCTGTTTCGCGTGCTGTAATAGCCGCTCCCGCCACGCATCTTCGCCGGGTATGTGTGGGCATTCTTCCATCAGCGCTGTGCACCCGAAGAGCGCCTTTTCGTACTGCGCCAGCTTGGCGCGAAGGGCGGTGACTTCGGCGGTAAGGTCTTCGATTGCGTCGGCGGCTTCGGATGCCAGCACCGATGGGTGACTAGCGTACAACGTAATGTTGTCTCGGAACGTGCCAACATACGCCCACAGTTTCTCGACCAGCTCACCCATTGCTGCCTCCAAGGGCTTTGCGGGCGCGGCGGTAATCTCCAAGCTTCGTCGTCGTGGTTCCCGGCGCGTCGTCGGGCAAATGCCCCCACAACAGATGCTCACGTTCTGCCGATCCGATCACGAACGGACGCAACGCCCCTTCCAGCACCCGCACTCGTTCTTGCAGGGCGGAGACATCGGGAGGGGAGGCGCAAACAACAGTATCACCATTGCACTCGCGGCAATCGTCAGGTTCGCCCGCCGAATTAAGCTGCAATCCTGAGCCATTGCAGCTGGGGCACGTCTCCAACGCCACCGGCTCTGCTGTCTTGGCTTCCGCTGCCCGGACACGCTCGATAAGCTCCAGCACAATGCTGGGCTGTGCGGCTTGAATGAACAAATCATCTGCGCTTGCCTTCCCGCCCGTCATATCGAATGGCCCAACTCTATGCCAATCGCACCAAGCCTCGTCTTGGCCGAGATTTTCAAAA